GTCGCGCGTGACCCGCGTCGGACCCCCCGCCGGAAGGACCCGCCGCCGATGGCGCGGCGCGTGGCCGACGCAGGCGCGATTCCAGCGGACTTCGCTTCAGACTGACGCCATGCCCTCGCTGCCTTCGTCTGCCGCGTGTCGACGTTCCAGCGCATCAGGATGCGCCCGTTCTCCAGCGTGTAGGACACCCAGTGAACCAGCGCACAGTCGCAGCACTCGTGGAAATACCCGTCGTCGATGCGATACCAGACGCCGTCCCACAGCTGCTGGCTGGGCTGGTACTTGCGCTTGCTCACACTGCACGCCCCCGGAAGTAGGCCACGCCTTTGATGACCTCGCACAGTTCGGGTGGCAGCAGTTGTCCGTCCTCGTCAAAGGTCAGCACAGCGAATCCATTGCCCCATGGCGTCGCGTTGCCCTGCAGGTATTCGAATTGCTCGCCTGCCGGCTCGGCCAGCGTGCCCGTGTCCACGCCATAGCGCCGCCCGTTGTAGTCGCCCCATGCTGTGACCTGCAGACGGTGAAGGTGACCAGTCACCACGCTGGTGCCGCCTTTCAACGTGTTGTTGTAGGTGGCATGGATGCCGTTGTGCCACGAATGCTTTACCACCGTGTGACGGTTGATGTGCAGGGACCAGACCATCTTCCAGCGCGGGAAATGATCGGCCAGCCTCGCGCCCGGTGCGCCGTGCAATTCACGCGCGTGCATTGCGATGTATTTGTCGAACCGCAAATCGTGATTGCCGATAGGCCAGAACAGTTTTGCGTTCGGCGCCGCCTTTTCGATTTCGGTCATGCGGTCGGTCGCCGCGTCCAGTTCCTCGCGCACGCTCGGCAGCGACTGCCAGCCCATCGGGTCGTGGCGGCTGATGCGCGCGCCGTCGAAAACGTCACCGTTGGCGATGATGGCGACGGGATGCAGTTTGCGGATCAGGCGCAGCATCGCCCGATGCGCTTCGGTCGGTTCACCCGGCCAATAGTGCGCGTCGCTGAATACCACCACCACGCCACGCAGGTCGACCTTCAGGTTCCTGCTGTCGGGTTCAATGGTGTGAAATGTCTCGCCGACGCGCACTGTGTTTTCAGCGACTGCGCCGAACGATGTCAGGTTTAAGCCCAGCCGGTCGGCCAGTGTTTTGCGGCGTTGATATACACCGCGGATGGCCAACCCTAGCGCATCGGCAACTTTCTGCGGCGATCCGTACCGCCGCCATGCGGCAATGAAATCCTCGTCGGAAACCTTCTGCACAAAAGCCCCGAAATGGCCCGAAATGCTGGCAGCCTACTAACGCGCGGTCCTCATAGCAAATATTACCGCCTCGCGCAGGTTTGCTTCGAACATCAGTTGCGCCGTGCGCTGGCCGATTTCGTGCAGGCCCAGTCGCGGCTTGACCGTGGTCCGGTTCCGCAGTTCGTATAGCAGCTGCACGCCTGCGCGCTTGCCGCGCGCAAACCGCTTGGCAAGGTACAGCCGGCCGTCCTTGGCGTGAATCAGAAAACCCTTCTGCACGTTCGCCGGTAATTCCGCCTTGGCGATCAGTTGCGACTTCGTCCGCCGCACGGCAGGCATCGGGACCGCGACATGCCGGCCGTACTTCGGCGCCTTGATGCCGCCCAGTTCCTGCCGGCCCATGAACGCGTCGTCGCGGCTGTAGACCGTGGCCATAAGGTCCGTCTTACGCGCCGCCACGATGCGGATGCCTTGCACGATCCACTGCCGGCGCAGCGTGAACCGCCGCGGCATATCGTTGCGGACGTCGAACTGCACGTCCTTGGCCGTCTGCGTCAGCGCCTTGGCGATGGCGAACGGCGCCTGATCGGACGTGAACGCGGAACATGCCGCCTTCATGGCCCGAAGGTCGGCAGTAACTTGGAAGGTCATCATGGCGCAAGTCTACCCTGATCCGATTAGTTGCCGCGGCAGCGATGACGGGTGACGCGAGGTGACGCTGTTTTCCATATACGCCAGCAATTTCACGCGCGCCCCTTGCTTCCCCTTTTTTTTTATTTTCCCTATCTATGTATATATACCTGTCACCCTGTCACCCGTAAGGGAAAAAGAAAGGCAAAACAGGAACTTGGATTGGTGACGCTATCGGGTGACGCGGTGACGCTCTCGGTATTGCGTCACCCTCTCAAAATCACGCGAAATCCTTGCGTATCACGCACTAGAAAACGCCCTCGGTCAGCAGCCGCGGCGCCAGCAGCAGCCGCGCCGACCCGGTGCGCTTGGACTGATTGCCGTTCTTCGACCGGATGAATGACGCCGCCTTGTTCACGTCAGCCGCTGACGGCCGGTCCATGCCGCACTCGATCAGGATGTCCGTCGCACTGCGCCATGTCCAATATTGCGGGTCGCTGTCCCATGACAGGCGCGTGGCCAGCCGTTCCTGCACCGGGTCGCTGACCGTGAAATCCTCGTTATGGTCGTTTAATCGCGCCATCTCATCAGGCAGCAGGTAGTGCCCTTCGCCGGCCCGGTACAGCGTCAGGACCTCGGCCCATAGCTGCTGCATGTCGATGCTGTGGCTGTGGTCGATCCGCTTGGCTTCGATGGTCCAGTAGCGCCGATTGCCGGTCGCGTCATGCAGGAAGTTCTTCGGATTGACGGACGCGAAGAAAACCGTGCGCCGCGCGAAGTGTGATTCCTTTCGAGCATACGCCCGGCGCAGCACGTCGGACTTGTTCGTGATGAATGACTTCAGCGCGGCGATGTCGGACTTTCGGAACGTGGCGTCCAGTTCGCCCAATTCCACCAGCCAGAAACTGCAAACCTGCTTCACGCTGTCCTTGTCGTGCGGCTGCAGCAGCATGCCGTCCTTCAGCACGCCCAGCGATTCCGGCACCAGTTGCTTGAACCACTTGGTCTTGCCTAGATACTGGTCGCCCTGCAGCGTCAGGACGCCGTGTGCCGATACGCCGTCCGGGTTGAATGCCGCGGCCACGGCGGACAGCAGCCAGCGGCGGATCAGCACTTCCTTCAGCCCGTTGTCGACGGCGTCTATGGTGCCGTACAAGTCGGCCAGCCGACTGACTCCGTCCCATGGCCGGGACATGATCCATTCGGCCACCGGGTTGTACAGGTTCCGGTCGGACAGGTAGGTCACGAACTCGCCCAGCTTGTCGGTCGGCATGCGTAGCCGGCTGCACCAGCTGGTCACCCATGCGAAGGATGCGTTCGCCCGGTTGTCGACGCTGAATGCTTCGCCCGGAATCAGGATTTCTTCTTCCTTGCTGATTACGTTGTACCTGACCGTGACGCGCAGACGGCGCAGCACTTCGGCCAAGTTCTCGATGGTGGCCAGCGGCCGGCCTTTGTCGTTACAGTCCGGCAGCAGGTCGTACAGGCCCATGGCCGGACCGTTGTCGTTCGCTGGCACCGGCGGCGTGGCCGCTGGCGCCAGCATCGGGTCGCGCAGGTTTGAGCGCATGTACGCCACCCAGTCGGTCGACGGGTCGGCGTCTGCCACGTCCCAGCCGGCCGGAACGTCCGGCGGCGGCGGACACCAGCGGATGCCCTCGGCCACGCCCTGAATCGCCGCCACGACGGCGCGCATGGCAAGGTCGCCCGGCTCGTCGGCGTCCGGCCAGACGATGACCTTCCGGCCCTTCAGCGGCGCCCAGTCGGCGTGCCGGACCGCCTTGGACCCGCCCGGCCATGTCACGGCCACCAGCTGCGGGAACAGCGCGTGCGCCGCGTCTGCGGCCTTCTCGCCCTCGACGACCAGCACCGTGGCCTGACCCCTTGCCGCGAGGCGATCCAGCCCGTAAAGCGGCCGTGGCTTCGGGAGCGCCTTCCATCGCCAGCCGTTCTCCCACGTCAGCGGGATGACTTCCTTCCCGCCGTCCGGCAAATCGAACCGGCAGACGTAGCCGAACAGGTCGCCGGCCGCGTTGCGATAGGCCCATGTCCGGCTCGGCGCGCCATGTGTTGCATGCCGTGGTGGCGGCGGCGCATCGGCCGGCGCCAGCTGCAGTCCGGGTTCGGACTGCTTCGTGATGCGGACCGGCTCAAGCGTGACGCCTGCCTGCCCGGCGAGGTCCCGCGCGGCGTCGCCCTGCGACATGCCGCGCAGGTAGGCATACAGGGACACGGCGTCGCCGCCGCGGTCGTCGGTTGCAAAATCGGCCCAGCGGCCGGTCGACAGGTTGATGCGGAAACTGCCGGGTTTCTTGTCGGCCCGGTTCGGGTTCAGCGCGACCCACTCGCCGCCCTCGACCTTGCCGGTCGGTAGCCACTGGCGCAGCAGGGTCGGCAGCTGCGGCAGCAGTTGCGCGTTGATCTGGTCGAACTTCACGCCTTCGCCCCCATCAGGTACTTCACAGCCAGTTCAATCGCGCGCGGCACCGGCCACCGGCCGGCCTTCCAGTTGCACAGGCTCGTTTCGGCGACGTCCAGCGCCCGGCATAGCTGCGCGTTCGTCATGCCCAGCTGTCGCTGCGCGCGGCGCAGGGATTCGCCCGTCATGGCTTCACCTTCAGCAGCGCAGCGAACGCCCCGGCGCCGTCCTCTGCGTCCCAGTCCTGCCGGACGGTGAACCCGGACTTTGAGTCCCAGTCGCCGATGGTCCGCAGCGCATCGCGCAGTCGGTCGGTATGCGCGGCCAGTTTCGCCGCGAAAACGTGCCGGGTAAACGTCCCCGGATTCGACGCGGACTCCTGCATGGACGCGTACCATAGCGCGTCGATTTCTTCGTGTGTCATGTGTTCCCCTGATCTTGTGTTATGGCCGGACGCCCATGGCCATGTTGAAAACGACCCCGGTGCCGGTCAGCCCGATGGTGACACGCTCGAACCCTCGCGGGTTGACGCCGTGCCGCTGCAGCTGGCGCAGGATCGCATAGTGCAGCGCCGCCGTGCCCACGCTCCACACCAGCACCGTGCTGGTGCTTGGATGCGCGCCTAGCAGCGGATTCACCTCGCGGAAATGGTCAGGATGCCGCGCGGCATATAACGTCTGCACCGTGTCGACGGCGTGCAGCGCCTGCCACACGTATTCCTCGGTCGGGATCGAATCGGCCATGGTTCCCCCTAGTTCGTGCAGGTGATGGTGTTGCCGTCGACCTGCGCGACCTTGTGTAACGGCGCGCACGCTTCGATCTGGCGCATCTGGTCCGGCGTGAACGCGCGACCCGGCATCGGATATCGCGTGGCCACCCAGCACAGCGTTGCGGTCAGCGTAGCGACCACGACTGCCCGGCGCGTGGCTTCGGTGCGGCAGTCCTTGCACACGAACTTGCCGCCCTTGGTCGACGCGCCTGCCGTCGTGCGCCGCTGATGACAGCGGCAGCACAGGCGCATCGCCGTGTAAACCGTATTGCGACCGCGCGTCATCGCGTCCGCCCCATCAGGCGCCACCAGAATGCCAGCTGGTCGCGGCTGTCCGGGCGCGGCGCGTACTGCCGCCACCACGGCACGTCCGGCCGCTGCCAAGCGTTGCCCTTCGTTCTCAGCCTGAAGCCGGATGATCTTCTGCCCATCGCTGGGCCGTCGTATTGGTCGCTCATGTCGCACCCCGCGCGGCGTCGATGGCGGCAGTAATTCGAGCCTCGTCGTGCATGTGATCCAGACTGCCAATGTCAACGAATGCCGACAGGTCGCCGCGCATCGCAAGGGAGAGAATTTTGCGATACCGCTCCGCATCGGCGCGCAGCTTCGTGACCTCGGCGCGGAGGGACTGAGCTTCTAGAGCAACGTGCAGCAAATCGCTGTACCAATTCGGGTGATGCGACAAGGCGTGGCACCAATCCGGGGGCTGCGACAAAGCGCAGCACAACTCAGCCAGCCTTTCGTCGCTGATCTTCACGGCTTGTCTCCTTCTGCGAGGGCGGCTCGGGCGATTCGACCGCATTCTTGTTTGGTACTCATGCTGTTCTGGCCGCACAGCGGTGCGGCTTGCCTTCGAGGTCGACGGACCGCCATTCGCCGGCATTCCGACCCCGCGTCATCTGCTCCCGGTAGATGTCCCGGCCGCAGTGCCGGCATTGTTCCCATTCCCGCACGCGCCGTTCGCGCTCGGACCCCATGGTATTGCCGCGGCGATTCATGCGTCCCCCAATGCGCGCGTGATCCGCAGCGACAGGTCGCCGGCGGATGCCGGCAGACGTGCGCGCGCCTCGCGCAGCAGCATTTCAAGGTCCGCCTGATCCGGGCGGCGCAGCACGAACAGCATCGTGCCGCACATTCCGCCGACCATGCCCAGCAGGACCAGCGCCCACGCTGTCAGGAGGTCCATCACTTGTCCCCCTTGGCGTCGACCTCGGCATACGCCTGATGCATCAGGTTCGGCGGCTTGCGGCGCCGGCGGCGTGCCATCGGCTGCGGACCGCGGATGGCGCGGACCAGTTCGGCCAGCACCACCAGCAGGAACGCACCGCCGCCGATCAGGCAGACGGCGGCAAACCCTGCGGACAGGACGTCGCCGATCATGACCGCCCCGCCTTGCGCGCGCGCATCGCGGCATCGGCCAGCGTCATCGCGGCAGCGGCCACGTCGTCGGCTTCCTCGTCGGTCAGGGTTCGCGGGTCGACGTTGAACGCCAGCCCAGTGATCGCGGCCATGTAGAACATGTCCCGCGCGGTCAGTTGGTCCTTCTTCGGATTCATGCCACCACCATACGCAGCAGGTCGGCCATGTCGTGCGACGACAAGTCGGACAGCCTACGGCCGGTGCGCTGCGCGACGCTGTCGCAGACGCCGCGGACGGTCGACAGCCGGCAACCGCCGGCCGCGAAAATACCGGCCGCTTCCAGCGACTTGATGGCCGCTTCAGCGGTCACGCCTTCGTGGCCGAGCGACCCGAAGAAATTAGCCAATTCGTGCTTGCTGGTAATCATTCTCTTGCTTCCCCTTGGGTGTGTGTGTGATGGTGACGGCTTACGCCGCCACCTCAAGGTCGGAAATTAGACGGGTGAACTCCGCGTTCCAGAGCGTGAACTCGTCGTCGGTCAACGACGTTCGCCAATAGTCCCTCTCCCTCATGATGAAAACGGAAAGCATCTTGGCCGTGTAGATTTCCGCGCTTTCGTGAAGCGAGTCGGAAGCCATCCGCGCTTCGCGCTTAACCATTTCATTTGCGCTCATGTTTTGCGCTCCCGAGAGAGGCGGCTTACGCCGCCACCTCGCTTGCGCGTCGGTCATCAATTAAAAAACCAGCCTTGCGGTAGAAAGCGATTTGCGTGTCCGCGTCACGCCCTTGTGGTTTTGTGCCGTAATGAGCCGGGCCAAAATCACTACCCGTGGCGTGTGGCCTTTCCACCATCCAGTCGCCATTCGGGTAGATAATCAACGTATCTTTTCGAGAAGTAGTCATGTCGTTCTCCAGAGGGGCGGCTTACGCCGCCACCCCCTTTAGCTTCAGCTGGCGTGTCGGCCACTGGTTGAACGGCTTGCCGAGGGACGAGGTGTTGACGATCTGCTGCGTCTGCCAGACCTCGACCGCCTCGCCCTTGCGAACCGTCAGGAGCGAGTGCTGCCACACACTGCGCGACTCGATCTCCGCGCTGTCGCACTCGCCGATCTTCTTCGAGAGCTTCGCGACGAAGGCGTCGAACTGGAAGGAAGCGTCCTCACGAGCCTGATCAACAAAACGCTTTGCACACTCCGCATTGGCTTCCACGATGTACGGGCCGGTCGAGGACCAACGATTGTCGAGAGCCTTGGTGATCTTCTGGAAGAAAGAACGGCGAGCCTTCGCCGTCATGTATGAGCGGCGGCTCATGTAGCTGTGCGGGTTCGGCGCGACCTTGTTGAGGTCCCACTCGTTCGCGGCGAGTTCCCCATAGGCGCGTTCGATCATGTTATGAGCGTAAGTCCCGGCGCGATCCATGGCATCAGCGCGGAGGGGTTCAACTGCGGCGGCGATCTTGGCGTTCGTGCGGCTGACGACGACGTGCGTGTACGCGCGCGCCGTCGTGCGCGTGTAGACCTTGCCGTCGATCATGTGCTTCAGGGTCATGGTCTTGCTCATTGTCTCGTCCCTCTATTTGCGCCCCGGCACCGCGCCGGGGATGTGTCAATCCTGCCTGCAACCATTGCAGTCTGCAACCCCCGGAACCAATTAAATGATCCAAGGTGGCAGGAATTGCGCGCTGGCCGGGCCGTCACGGCGCGAACTGTTTCAGAAATCGGGCTGGCACCTTCGCGCCGCCGTCGAATACAGGCTCCAGCGTGCCGTCCTCGATGTAGGACCACTGCCGGTCGATCAGGTCGTCGAATTCATCGAACGCGTCACGTATCAGGCAGACCCGGTAACACTCCCCCGCGGCCGCAGGCTGGTCAGCCATGACGCGGATGCACTCGGCATACGTGCCGCGATGGTCAAGGTCGACAATGTCCTGCACCTCGTCATCCTGCACAGTCTCGATGCACCATTCGTATCGAATGCTCATTGCGACACCTCGCCGACCCATAACGGCGGATTGCCGGCCCAGCTGCTCGGCACTTGACGCCACACCAGACCATCGTCGCCATCTTTGTGCTTCGGTGGTGTTTTGCAGTTGGCGGACCAGTATCGGTTACCGTCCATGCCTGCGTACACCTTGCGGGTCCAGCAGCCGGGTTGATAGTCGAAGTCGCGGATGTCCGCGACATCCCACCCGAAATGCTCGGCAATCTGTATGGCAATGCTTTTCATTTCTTCCCCTGTCGGGCGGCTTACGCCGCCACCTCGTTGTCCAGCGCAGCAGCCGAAAGGTATTCGAGCATTGCGCCGAGATACTGGCGATACGCAATTTGAGCCTGTTCGCTGTATTCGCCTTCTGTAGTGCAAATGTCGGAGTACTTGGCAAAAGCAATGTCGGCTTTTTCAGCGTAGAAATCAGCAGCGTTCATGTCGTTCTCCTCAAAGGAGGGGCGGCTTACGCCGCCACCCCGTTCAGCATAGCGGCCGCGCGCTTCATCGTCGTGTGGATGGAATAAACTTCGCCGTTGACCATGACGCAAAACGAACGCGCGCCCATGTTCAGGATGTAGCCGGCGCCATAGCGCGCCGCGCTGAAAATCGTGCCGCGCACGTTCGGAAACATTGCCCGCGCATCGGCGGCGTTGATCGTCAGAATCGGCTGGCTCATGTTCTTGCTCCCGGTTTTGTTTTTGCTTCGGACGGGTTCAATCCTAAACTGCAACTATTGCAGGTTGCAAGCCCCTGTCCAATTATTTTTCTGGAACCGGCAAGAATTACAGGGACAGCACCTGCCGCGCCTCGGCTTCGGACCGTGCGACGCCCGAAAACCCGCCGGCCCGGCGCACGACGTCTAGAAAATTCTGCTGTGCCGGCGTGATGCGACCGCCCGGCGCCTTGACCTCGACGGCCGTAAATACGGCCAGCGTGCGGCCGACCATGTCCGGCGTAATGCGGACGGGCTGCCAGCCGATCAGGTCGGACCCGCCCGGATTGCAGACGCCGTATCGCACCAGACGTCCGCTGGCGTCTTTATAGGCGCCGACGTTGTTGCGGAACATGACGGCGCCAGCAGATGACAATTCCAGCCGTATCAGCTGCTGTACGCGCGCCTCGCTCATTCCGCGGCCTGCACCATCTCAAGGAACCCGGCCAGCGTGTGCGTGGCCTTTTCGACATCCTGCATGCCGCCCTTGTCGCGCTCCCGCGCAAGGTACGCGATAGCCGTCCCCTTCATGTAGCCCCGGAACTCGTCCGGCGTCAGCCAGTGCCGCAGGACCTCCCACGGCTGGTAGGCGCCCAGTTTGACGTAATGGTCGCCGCCGATCTGCTGTCCCATCGCAGACGTGTCGACAGGCTGATCTGCCGGCGTCCATTTCTCATTGTCGACGCAGTAATCGCAGGGTCCGCCGGTGCGGACGCGCCACTCATAGCTGGCGCACGTCACGCACGGCCGGGCATCAGAACGGGATGTCATCGTCCGCCGCCTGCGCCGGTGCCGGCGCGTATCCGTTCGACTTGGCCGCGTTGTGCGCGTCCTGCGCGCCGCCCGGCTTCGGCTCGAACATGGACAGCAGCAGCGACTCGCCGCCCTTGCCGGACAGGTCCGGCACGCCGGCCGGGTTGAACCACCGCGCCAGCATGATGAACTTGCCGCCGTCGTCGCCCTGCATCACGGCGCCGACATTCTGCCACCGGCCCTTCGTCTGGCCTGATGCGCGGTCCTGATACGTGCCGGTTTTGACGGCGAGGTCATACAGTTTTTTTGCCACGATTTCCCCATAGCGTGCGGATCAGCGCACGCAGTTTGCGCGCGGACTCCGCGCCGCGCTTGCGTTCGACCAGTTCGACGTACTGCCTGCGTTGCGTCAGCGTCGGCAGGTCGATGACATCGCGCGCTTCACATTCCGCGCGCCATTCCTCGCTGTAATTGCTCACCTGCCGGCCGTCGTGCAGCGTCACGATTCTGGCCCACGGCGCATGGACCTGTCCACAGCTGGCGCAGCGCAGGTCGACCGTCATGCCGCGGACCGATGCTGGCGCGACCGCCAGACGTGATGTGCCCACTGCGCCTTGTAGCCGCGGCGCTTGGCGACCTCGATCAGCGCCTCAAGCGTGCGCGCCTGTCCGACCTCCCGTGCCCGGTCGCGGCGCAGCTGGTCGGCGTCGACCTCCTGCAGTTCGCCGTCCTGTTCCTCGACCTGACGCGCCTTGACCTCGACTACGTGGCCGCAGGTGGGACACTGCGCCGCCGGCCGATACACGGAATAACATTGCGGACATTGCGACACCGGCGGCACGGCTTCCCGGTCGCGCTCGCGCGGCGGCAGTCCGTCCAGCGACCATTCGCGGTCGTCGTCCGGCATGCCGTGGCGCAGACAATTCCCCACATGGTCCAGAATGATCGCGCGATCCTTGCCCGGTGCCGGCCGCAGCGCCCGGCCGACCTGCTGAATGAACAGCCCCAGCGACTGTGTCGGACGCAGCAGGATGGCCGCGGCGACCACCGGAATGTCGGTGCCTTCGGACACGATGTCGCAGGACGTCAGGACATGGATGCGCCCTGCGGACAGGTTGTCGATAGCCGCCTTGCGGTCGGCATCGGCCATGCTGCCGTCGATTGACTGCGCGACGTATCCGGCCGCGGTGAACTGCGCCGCGACATGCTGCGCGTGCGCCACGGACACGCAGAACGCGATGGCCGGCCTGCCGTCGCACAGTTTCCGGTAATGGCCGACCGCGGACCCGGTGATGACTGGCTTATCGACACGCTCGGCCAGCTGCTTCTGATCGAAATCGCCCATGCGTCGCCGGACGCCTTCCAGCGACAGGTCGGTCGGCGGCGCATAGACGACCGGCCGCACAAGGTGACCCATCTCGATCAGCTGCGCGACGGACGGCCCTGCGACCATGCGGTCGAATACGTCGGCCAGCCCTTTGCCGTCCGACCGCACCGGCGTGGCCGTGACGCCCAGCACGCGCGCGGCCGGGTATGCGTTCAGGATGCGGCGCCAACTGCCGGCGATGGCGTGATGCGCCTCGTCCACCACGATCAGGTCCGGCGTCCAGCGCAGCGTATCCAGCCGCCGCACCAGCGTCTGCACGCTGGCCACCTGTATCGCGTGGCCGGTCCGCGGAAACCCTGCGGCGATCAGTCCATGCTGCAGGCCCATGGTCGACAGACTGCGGCTGGCCTGCAGCAGCAGTTCCTGACGATGCACCAGTATCAGCACCCGATTGCCGCGCGCCGCCGCGGACTCGGCCACGTATGTGAACGTGAAGGTCTTACCGCCGCCGGTCGGCAAGACGAACAGCGGCGCCCGGGCGCCGTCTGCATATGCCGCGCGAAGGTCAGCGACTGCCTGCGACTGGTACGGTCGCAGCGCCAGCGTCATCGCATCACCAGTTCCGGCAGCTGCCAGCCGAAATGCAGCACCGCCCACACCAGCCGCGACATCAGGCCGCATGCCGTCAGAATTGCGGCAGACGCGGCACAGCGTACAAAAAGGCGCAGGAATGTTTCCCCGGTTGTCATTCTTGTTACCCTCGATTTACTCAAAGATCCGTACAGTATAGGCGCCCGGATGCAAAGATTACAGCACCGGACCCCGCTTGCATTCCAGTCATAATCGCGGGTACTGTAGTGCAGCGCGAGTAACGCGCAAGAATACAACAGGGGAAACCATGAAACCGGGCATCTATGCGGACATTCCGAATGCGACGTATCACGCCGGGCCGGGCATCTCGAAATCCGGCCTCGATCTGGTCGCGCGTTCGCCGCTTCATTACTGGAACCGATACCTGAATCCCGACCGCGAACCGGTCGAACCGACGCCTGCGATGCAGTTGGGCACTGCGATCCACACGGCTGTCCTTGAACCTGACCGCTTCGCTGATGAATACGCCATCGCGCCGAAAGTCGACCGGCGCACGAAGGACGGCAAGTCCACATGGGAAGCATTCCAGACTGAATGCCTGATCCAGAAACGCACGCCGATCAGCGCCGACGATTACGCCGTCTGCGCGGCCATCTCGCGCCAGCTGCACCACCACCCCGCAGCGGCCGTGCTGTTCAAGGCCGGCATCGCCGAACAATCTGTGTTCTGGAACGATCCCGACACCGGCGTGCTGTGCAAGTGCCGGCCCGATTGGCTGCTGACCGGCGCGATGGTGGACGTGAAATCCACGCGCGACGCCAGCCGCGACGCGTTCGCGCGCTCGGTCGTGAACTATGACTACCACGTGCAGGCCGCGTGGTATCTCGACGGCATCGCGCAGGCGACCGGCGAAGCCCTCGGTGCCTTCATCTTCGCGGCGTATGAGACTGACGCGCCGTATGCGGTCGCGTTTTACCACGCCGACGCGGACATGATCGCGCTCGGTCGTCAGGAATACCGGCGACGACTCCGCATCTATGCGGATGCGCTGGCCGCAAACCGCTGGCCCGGCTATCCGGCGGAACTCTCGCCCCTGTCGCTTCCGACGTGGGTTCTCAAAGCCGCAAACGACAATAACGAACGGTGAACCTATGACCTTTGAAGTGAAAACCGCGCAGCGCACTGGCGCGCGTTTGCTCCTGCAGTTGTCCGGCGTGTCGGGCAGCGGCAAAACCTACACTGCCCTGCAGCTGGCCTATGGCCTCGCTGGTGGCGACGCCGACAAGGTCGTGCTGATCGACACCGAAAACCGCCGCGGCTCGCTGTACGCCGACGTACTGCCGGCGCCGTTCCGCATTATCGACTTTTACGCCCCCTTCAGCCCGGAGCGTTACGTGCAGGCAATCGACGCGGCATGTAAGGCCGGCGCCGAAGTTGTCGTGATCGACAGCGTGACGCACGAATGGGAGTCGGAAGGCGGCTGCGAATGGATCGCACACCAGACGCGCTTCCCTGACTGGAAACGCGCGAAGGCTGAACACAAGCGTTTCATGACCCACATGCTGCAATCGCCGGCGCATGTGATCGCCTGCACCCGCGCGCGCGAAAAGGTCGACTTCAGCGACCCGAAGAACCCGCGACCACTTGGCATCCAGCCTATTCAGGAAAAGAACTTCAGTTTCGAAGCCACCGTTTCGCTGCTGATGCACGATCAGGGACGCCGGCAGGATGTGCTGAAATGCCCCGCCGATCTGCAGCAGGTTCTTGGTCGGGCTGACGGATACCTTACAGCCGACGATGGTGCGACGCTTCGCCGCTGGGTCGACGGCGCAGCGGCGGTCGACCCCAAGGTCGAACATCATCGCGGCATGTTGCTGAACGCGACCGAATCCGGCGTGGCCGGGCTGAAGGCTGCATGGGAAGGGACACCGGCCGGCGTGCGGAAAAAACTCGGCTCCGGGTTCCTCGACCAGCTGAAAGCCTCGGCTGCATCCTATGACGCCGCACGCACCGCGGCTGCACCGGAAGTGCCGGCGGCGGTCGCCGAACTCAACCGCGCCATCAGCAGCGCGGCCACCTCGACAGGCTCGGACTTCATCTAACAGGACGCACCATGCAGACCGAAACTTTCCTCACGCCCCCACAGCTGGCCGCGCGGTATCAGGGAGCTATTACCACCCGCACGCTGGCGAATTGGCGCAGCACCGGCAACGGCCCACGATTCACGAAAGTCGGCGGACGGGTCCTTTACCCGCTGTCGGCCGTCGTCGTCTGGGAAGCCACCCGCACGAAGGCAGACGCCGCGCCGCGTCCATAGCGTGTCCACGGCCGACCGGCCCCGGTCGGCCCTGCCCGGTAACCGGCTGGAATCGCACGTCGATTCCGGCCCGGTCCGGCCGGATGACATTGTGTGCAGACCAATGGTCGCGGGTTCCCGGACCGTCACGCTTGATCCGTAAACCGCTGGAATAGGCCGCTTTTCCGCTTGCCGGGTTCACGGCGTGACCTGCATTGTGTGTCCACGTCCCGTCGTTTTGTGTCCATGTGACACCATGGGTTATCCCGGCCGCTGACCTGACCGGCCCCCTGCGGCACCCGCAACCGCACTGGGGGAAAATCCGACGCGCCGCCGGCCTGCCGGACGTCCGGCTGCACGACCTGCGTCACACGGT